AACAAAGCCCTGGTTAGCCATTTTTATAAAGGCAGCTGTCACCTCATCCAATTGAAATGGAGTAGTAGCAGCAAACTGAGCTATCATGTCAAGCGCATCGTTTCCGGCATCGTTTCCAAGCGTATTGCGAAGTACGATTCCGAACTTCTCAAACTTGGCTGTAGTATCAAGAATATCCTTTCCTAGCATACCGAGCGCAGCGGTACCACCAATAGCACCGAGCGCAGTACCTACACCGACAAAACTATCTTTCATTTTATCGCCCTCTTTAACGGCATCTGTGCTAAAGCTCTTGATTATATTTGAGGCTTCTTTTGCGTCATTTCGTAGCCCGGAATTGTCTATTCCACTGGCGAAAAACAATGCTCCATCTTGATTTTGTATACCCATTTTTCAGCGTTTATACTAAAATATAATTGCACAAAAAAAGTCCTCGTTTCACAACGAAGACTTTTTTTGTGCAATTTAAACTCAAACTATGAAATCACACATCATTTTTGACAAAATCATCATTCAAATAACCACTAATTTTATATCGTATCGGCTTACCGTAATCATTCAATGATAGAATACTGTATTTGTTTAAGCCAATTTTACTGTAACTACATAAACCATAATCAGGGTTTCGATAGGCATCGACAAAGGCAATTTTTTGCACAATAAGCTTTTCGAATGGCATGATATCGGTCTGTACTTGCACTACCTGAGTAGTAAGGTTAGAAACGATAGCGTTTGCCTGAATTTGGTAATCATGTTGCTGTACTCCGAAAATCTGCAACTGGTCTGTTTGGTGGTAAGTACCACTCGCATTCGTAGCCATGAATCCAATCAGCGCTACGCAAATCAATAAAAATCTTTTCATAAATTTTTGTTTTAAATGAATAATAGAAAATTCAATAAGTTACTATGGACTTTAAAATATAAACGTTTACAGTTTGTCTGCATGTTGGCAGTATTTCTGCGGGGATTCCTATTCGGTTACGTTTACCGAAAATAATATCCAGTTAGCTTAAGTGATCAGCTTCAACTAAACTTCAACTACTTTCAAAATCCCCTTTCTCTTTTGGTTTGAGCCTCTTAACGGATTCGAACCGCCGACCTACTCAATGATGATACAAGGGCATTTTATGCAGATTGTACCGCTCATTGAATTGCTCTACCAACTGAGCTAAAAAGGCAACTACAAATAAAAATATAAATCAAAAACACGTTTACTTCATTATCAAAATAGCACCGACCGCACCAACTACACCATACACCCACTTCTCAGCCTTTTTGAAGATGCTTTCTTTCTTGTTGAGAGCTTTATTTTGTACGGCAATAGTATTATCCTTTGTAGCAATCAATCGCACTTTACTCGCGATAATGGTATCTTTAATTACAATTTGCTGCTCACCCAAGTACAATCGCCGGCTGTAGCTTTCTGCCTCAATGTTTAGATTTAGATTTGTGCTGTCAAGTGCAACATTTTCAGACCTTAGCGAATCATTAGCTTGCCTGTATGCATCTAAAAACGGTTTGCAATCTTCACCAGCGTACTGTGCCAAGCTGTCAGCTCTATTTTTCTGTTTAGTCGCAGAAATTCCACGCTTATTTGCGATTTGCTCCCAATACACTGCACTGGTTCGTGCGGCAACTGTTTTCTTTGCCTCTTGGGCTTTCACGCTGTCAATCTCAGCGTTTTTCTTCCAAAGTTCAGCCGTTTGTACAGAATCAACTATAGAAGCTCTGAAATCGGCTGCAATGGCGTTATCTACTTTTGCCGTTACTTTGGCTTTAGAGCAACTATCCATGTGAATAGTGCCGAATCCAATTGCAAATGCAATTACGAATAGTGCGCCAATAATTATTTTTGTCTTGTAGGCGTTGAATAAATTCTTCATGATTATTTATCTTTTAAAAATTCAGTAACTAAATCAATTGCTTTCCCGATCTCTTTAGGGTCAGGATGTTCCATTTCAGCGCCACGTCTCCAATTATTGTAATTAATCAGTATTTCTCTGGCTTGTTGAATTGTCATACGTTCAAATTTTTAAGCAGTTTTACAATACGTTCGTCAGGATAAAGATCCGATTTATCAGCTCTAAAGTTGGAATGAGAATATACGCCAGAAATACCTTGCAATGCATCAAAACTAACATCGAAATTGCCGTCCTTAAGTCCATTATTTTCAATGCCGTTAGCTTTCATGAGAATAGGAAGCAACTCGGCTAATGCTTGAATTTGAGCAAACGAATAGCGTTGAAAGTATTTAAACCCTCTCCAATTGCATTTCACCACTTCAAGTGTGTTGCTGATCGGTTTTCCGTAGGCATTGAAATACACACCGTCCTTTTCGGTAAGCCCGCCCCAACAATCCAATTCAATACCAATCGAATGCTTATTAAGTAGCAGATTACGTTCTGCAAAATCCTCAAATTTCATTTTCTTCAAATCGGCTTCTTTTACGCCAAGGTGATGCGCCCATTGATTTGATGGAAAGCACTTGTTTATAGTTCCGTCAATGCCAATTATAGCATAGGTAGCAATGCGAGCTGTATCTGATTTCCACGAGTCCATATCACCAATGGCCGACTCCGGGTTACTTACAGTATGGTGCAATACGATTTGATTTTTTACCTCAACTACTGGGTAGTACTGACTTTTGTCAATAGGTGTTTCTTTGATTTTCATGATTATTCTTTGGTTAGTTTGGCAGTTCCGGCTATTGCTACACACGCTGCAACGACATAGCCAAGTACACTGATTAGGGTTTGATTGAGGTTGAGCGACATGGTGCCGTTAGTGACAAGTACTGCAGCAGCAGAACCCCCAACCGAAAGCGCATAGTCTTTCAACTTTTTGAAGAAAGCGGGCGATTTTGCTTTCCAACGTTCTATAAAAATGTTAGTTTTTTTCATTTTTCAATCCGATATATTGTTTTAAACTAGAAAATATCTGTGTTGTAAGCACTTCGTATATCAATGATATGGGTTGCGACTTCGGCCAATACAGTTTTGCGTTCCGAAATGTATTTGTGAGATAGTAGTAAGAAACTACATAGGTAATGGCATTAATTCCTTTCTTCCCTAGCCATTCGTCACCCATAAGTCGTGGAATAAGGTAAATAAATAGGGCTGCCATCCCGAAAAAGCCAATTTGTTTAATCGAATCAAAAGCCTTCGTAATACTAAACTCTGTGTTATTCGCTTTTTTATCGGTTTTCATTCCCATTAAGAAATTTCCTAACCACGATATAAAAAGGACTATGAAAACATAATATATCGGACTAATTATAGCTAATGCTGTTATCCACACCGAATACAGAAAGGATTTTAATACGTTATCCCAGTACAGATCGAGGTTCATAGGCGTTTACAACTTAAAAGGTGAATTTATTTTACTTTAAAATATAGTTTCTCATTTTTTTTGAATATATTTTACTTGAAAATCAATCTATGAGTGTACAATTTCTTTTTCAACTGGAAGCCGATACGATTACCGAAAAGCCGGTGCGTATTCCTTTCGATTTTCCCGACAAATCGAGCGTCCCTGAAGGGCAAGTAATCGATGATATTATAACTATCAATCCACTAACCACCCGCACATGGTTCGCCATCAAACCGCTGATACTGCGAATTGAAAAAGAAGATTTTGAAGCGTTGCTGGAAGCGGAAGGAAAGGTTATCCCGGAGTATGATTTAATTCAGCTAATGGCAAAATATGACGAACTACTATTTGATATTATCTGCATTGGCATACACAATAAAAAAACGGATCCACCGGCATGGTTTCGGGAAGTGCTGAAAGACAATAGTATTTGGAAGGATATTTATATTTTGCTGAATGCCGTATTGTACCGGGTCGGTTACAACCCTTTTTACAACTCTATCACGACATTGAGGAACGTGAGTCCATTGACAGAGCCGGAGTTAATAGCCGCTCAAAAAAACCTCGAAAGCTGGACCAACCAGTAAGTATGTTTATGTTTTTAGTGAACTGTAACGAAGCATTTGGATATACCCATGAACAAACGTTGGATAGCAGTTACTCACTTCTTCAGTGTATGTTGTCAGAATATAGCTACATGTGGAACGAACGCAATGCCGACACTAATACTGAAAATGGAGAAATAGAAGGCAAAGACTTTGAATGGGTAGAGCTACCCGATTTCAATGATCCAACCAAAACGAATCGATACAAGAAATACAAAGATGTTGGTGGCCGAATAGGCAATTCCAATAACTAAAAAAATCCTCTGCAAATAGTTTGCAGAGTATTTTTTGTTTAATGATTTACGTTTACACTGCAGCCAACACTTCTCTCGAAAAAGCAGGCTTTACAATTCCAGCGGCTGTAATAGCAGCATTTTTGTACCAGCGCACTAAAAGTAATTCGGGTTTATCAGAACCCGGTGCTTGGCTAATCTTAGCCATTACCCTTGCGTTTACAATAGTATAAACGACTTTAGTACCTTTATGTACCTGAGTTTCGCATTGGAATGTTTTACTGATATCAGGAACAGTTGTAGGTTCGAACCAAATATCTTTTGGACTACCTTCTGTACCTGTATCATGGATTCCACCTGCTAAAATGGCAATTAAATCATTGCTTGGACTAACATAAGCGCACTCAATAAAATCGGTTGTGTCTTTTACAAACGTTGAATAGTAGGGGTCATTACTTCCCTCTTGATCAATCTTGACCTCTTTGGGGTCAGAAAAATTGAATACAACCGAACCTTTGAATGGTAATGGAAGATCGACTAAAGTAGTCGCTGCAACTCCATCTCCGGGAGTGCCATAACGCGTAGCAGCTACGCCCATGGCGATTGGTTTTACTTCTGGCATAATTTTTTATTTATCTGTTGAAATTAATACTCTTATATTGATACAATCAAATCCTTGTTTAGCTTCCGGTATCCTGGCACTGAATGATATTTCAGGCGATAAATACTTTCCACTAACATTGGTTAGGCCATCTAAGGCAGTTCGAACAGCACGCTTTACTGTTTTCATTTTAGCACGATCAACCATTCCATTATCGGCAAGCTTAATGAAGATATTGATGTTTACCGGAACTACGTTGATATAGTCAAGTTCATTGAACTGAAGATTGTTTATCACAATGTGATTAGTTGTTTCTCCAGTCTTAGAACTGTCTTTATAAACTATAAGTCCTGTATTTGCTGCGTTCACAACATTGTAAACAGCATCTATTACATCGAATTCATCCATTATACTCCTGCTTTTTTAAATACTGATTGAATGGCTTTTTTCATCCACTGTTCGGTTTGAATACTTGCACCGGTGATAACGTCAAGCCCTTCCATTGCTTCCACAAAAACTGAATAATTCATCCCGGCAACACCAATCAGAACCATTCCATTATTGTAGGATTTTGCAACTTCTTTGGCAATTCTATTACCGTTTTCAATACCCTTATCCCCTTCGGTACCTTTACCTGATTTCTGAAAATTAGAATCCAGTATTGTACCATCTGAAACAATGATATATCCAATGGAGCTTCTAAGGTTTCCGGTTTGATCCTTGTAGTTTCCTTGCTCGCGAGCAAGCTTTACAAATTGCTCTCCGGCAGCTTGAAGTAATGTATAGATTTTTGCATTTGCCTTTTTCTGAAAAATTGAAGTCCAACGATCTAAATCACTACTCGAAAACAATGGATCAAGGTTCATACGCTAATAACTGAATGGGTTTGATACGGAGTCCAGCATATAATCGGCTTGCTTACACCAATTGCAGTTATTTCGATTTTCAAAACTCCTGGAACTGGCTTTTCTTTGGTGTAGAACTCGCCCTGTACAATTACTTCATTTCCGGCTGCATTATGCCTGATAATGTTATTAGTACTCAAGGCTTCGTATCTTCCCATTATGGTTGATTCTGTAGGCGGTCCGGAAATCCATTCGCCATCTACCATCGAACCACTATCGCTAATCAATTTTGCAGTATGTGGGTATCTTACCATGAACTATTTGCTTTACCTCGTGGAACAACTATTTTATTCAGCGCACTTGCTTTCTCCGGCTCTCCGTTAGCGTTATACAAAGACCTTGCAGTGCTAATGTAATACGATCGTGGATAGGTTTCTGAAAGCTTGTTTTCTGAAAAGTCAGGACGATTCCCAACAAAGGCGTACAAGTCAGCAGCGCACAGATTCACTTTCGTATCTACTTCGTCACTGTACGTGCCCGCTCCTGATATGGAGCGGACAGTAAGTACTTTAGTCAGAAAGTTAGCGGACGTATCCTCCAACCCCGGAAAAGACAATATGGCTTCTGAAATAGTCATCTTCTACTACTCAGGTTTATCGGTTGCCTCGGTGTCGTTAGAATCCCAATCTGCACCATCTGTTTTCAAGATGTACATTGCTTCAGGATCATTGATTACCGGGATAGCATTCGCTTCGGCCTTTGTCCATTCTTTGAATGGTTCAAGCTCGCTCCACTTAGAAGTAAGTACGAAATCTTTCTTCACAGTAATAGCTAACTTGTTGTAAGCTTCCGAATTTTCACCTGCAATTGGTCCGTGTTGAATATCCCCAACTTGAAGATTTTCTAAGAAACAAACGCGGTTTGCTTCCCATGGGTTAACTGTAGTACGAGCGTGCGATTTATCCTCAATACGGATAGAGGGATCAACAATCACAATAGTAACCGGTTTTTCCTGTGCAGACAAATAATCATTGATTACTTGTTTTGTTACAGTCAATTTGGTTGTATTGTTTACCCAACCTTTAAGGGTATCGACAGTTGATTTTTGTTTCTTCAACAAACTGAAATCACTTGAACGCATTACAACGTAGCTGATTGATACGCCGTCAGCTGCAGCAGCAACGATTGTATCTTCAATGTCTTGAAGACCATTAGCAGTAGCAGTTGTAGCCCAATTTACAGAAACTTTTTTCTTGTTTGCTCCTGGCATTCCGCATCCAACGAATTCTTCAGTAACAATACCATTGTTATTGTCAGAACTCAAGGTGAAACCACCCTTTGACATCAGTTGCATACACCACCATTCGAAACGACCACGTACACCATTGTACACAAAGTCAAGGTCATTAAATGCCAAGTCCAAAATTGCTTTCAATCCGGCATCACCTTGTACGTCGCGAGATAGTGCTTGGTACTCATTCCATTCACTTTCGTTCAAACCACGTTTGATGGCAGTTTTAGGAATATCACCGGACATTTTGCCCACTACTTCACGCTTCTTTTGAGGAGCCTTAGAATCGTAGCTGATTACGTCGGCAATAACAGGCGCACCCTTTTCACCGCTCAGAGTTTCCCATTTAAGGGACATTTTTTGTTTGATTCCGAAAAAGTTAGGAAAATATACAGGTTTTACGGTTAT